TTGCCTTCATAACCCATATCTGTGAAATAGCCATCCATGCCCATCTTTGAATAAGCCTTAACAGGAACATATCTTTTTTGGGTGGGGAATGGTTTAACAGGTATTTCAAGAAATTTAACAGCATCTTCGCTATCGGGAATATTGTATTTTTTCTTAAAAGCTTCGATATCCAGAACTTTCAATTGCGCAACAGTGCTATCCAACTTAGGTCCGCTTTCATCTCCATTAGTTATATATGAAGTCGACACTCCGAAATAAGCGGCCATTTTGCTTAATGGGTCTGCTTTAGGAGCATAAGCATCTTTCTCCCAACCAGTGACATTAGGCGCACTAACCCCGACGATTTTTGCCAACTCGCCTTGGGTTAATTTCTTTTCTCTTCGTAAGGCGCGAATACGCTGACCCATAGTTTCTAGATTCTTCATATAAGTTATCTTACATCTTGCAAAAATAAGTTATCTTTGTTTTAATACTAAGAAATCTTATTTTTGAGGTTGCACAAATGACCAAACAGGAAGCTTATGAGTTGCTTGGTGTCAATGGTGTTGGCTTAGCAAAGTTATTAGGAATTGAGCCACCTGCTGTTTACCAGTGGCCAAATGAAAAGATTCCTTTAGCTCGCGAATACCAAATCAGAGATTTGGCAAATGGCAAAGAACCAATCAAACGAACTACTTCAAATGCTTAGGACCTAACCATGAGCAAATTATCAGTTGATATATCTGCAAGCGCCAGAAATGGCGTATCCCGCATATTGCATGGTCTTGATATAAGCAATCAAAAAGAGATTGCTGAACAATTAAAAGTTGATCCAAGCACCATTACTCGGCTTAAAACAGATAAGAAAAACAATGGTTTGAATGAAATTGAAATGTTTTGCGAGCTATTGAGTTTGCTTGGATTAAAAGTCGTTCCTAAAGATTACCAGAGCATTGATAAGGAACGTGTTGCTGCACTTTTAGTCATGTCTAAAAGTTGGATGAACCGTATAGAAACAGTTGATGACCTATTTCATGACGAAATCAGTGGTCAAAAGGAAAAACTTGGATATTAAAAAACCACTACCTGCGCAAACAGGAGTGGTTTATAGGCATTCAGTCGAGATGAATCAAATGAATAAAACTAATTTATCAAATCAAACAACCGAACGCAACCAGCCAGAATTTTTAGTGGGTGACGTTGTAGTACTTACTAAAGAGTGTCGAAGTTTTAAATCAAATGATTTGTTTGAAGTCAAAAATAAAACCCTGACTAGTTTATGGACTATCAAATCACAAAATCATTTGTTTCTGGTTTCATCAAAAGAAATACGAACAGCAACAGTTGCTGAACTTAACGCCAAACGCCGACTAACAAGCGCTGAGCAAGCATTAGCGGAGGTGTCATGAACAGCTTTACACAGCAAATCAAAGTTTCTCGTCAGCAAAGTGAAATCCAATCTTTTTATGAACCTGCATTGCGAGTACTTGGGCACCTGTTTGAGGTGAAAAAGCAAAATTTACGCAACAAAGGTTATGACGAAAATAATGCAGCGGTAACCAAAGTTGAATTTTCAGAGGCTATGGCTCGTCAATTTCGCATAACGCAGTGGTTAGCACAGCAGATTGTAACCAGCTTAACCAAGGCGTGTTTGATTGATTCTTTTGGAGGTTATGTTAAGCCAAAGGATGGTGAAAAGTGAGATATGCAGCAAAAAGAAAACAGGATATTTCCGTTTCTACCACACCGCTTGAGGTGGTAATTCCACTGGAACAACCAGTAAAGATCTATTCGGCTAAAGAATTAGCAGCTATGCCACTTTCAGTTATGAATGCCGCAATTGAGGCTCAGGAAAGATTTTATCAACTTGAAGAATTAACCCATATGGGGGGGGGCAGGCTATAGCAGTTCGCCGTCTCATGGAGGATGGGCACAAACTAATTCAGGTGAAAGAAAAGTCTCGTATTCGCTACAAAATCAACAACGAATTTATTCCTCCAAGAATTATTCGTCAGTTGGAAATGCGCGGTCTTGTAAAATTAGGAGTAGTCACTGATGTATAAATATCTCCACCATATCAGCGACTTTATGGTTGCTACAGCGCACCTTAGCCCAGTTGAAGAGTGCTTTTATCGCCGTGCTCTCGATTTCTATTATTTGAATGAAAAACCATTACCCAAAGAAACCCAGTCGGTTTTTCGTCGGTTACGTGCAAATACCCAAGAAGAAAGGGATGCAGTATTAATTGTGCTGCAAGAGTTTTTTGTGGAAGAGGAAGACGGGTTTCACAACAAACGTTGTGATTCAGAAATCGCCGCTTATCAAAAAGTAGGGGATAAAAATCGTGAAAATGGTAAGAAAGGTGGGCGTCCACGTAAGGAAAAACCAAAAGAAAACCAAAGTGAAGGCGACTCGGTTAATTCTGAAAACCCACAAAAACCCAGTGGGTTAATTTTGGGTTCTGAAAGTGAAAGCCAAAAAAACCTTAACCATAAACCGTTAACCGATAACCAATATATAGATAGTAGTAGTAATGCGCGTGAAGAAAATTCGCAATTTACACCAATCCAATTTGCTCAGTATCAGATCGATGATCACAAGCGTTACTCAATGCGTGAATTCATTTCTGAATACAGCGAGTTTCAATACGATTTCATCTCACTTGCTCAACAAAGATTTGTTTCTGTACCTGAAATCGACTTGAGAACCATGATTCAAAATTTCGGTGACTGGTACTTTGCAAACGAATCTAGTTCATTGAATACACCAAGCATCTGGTTGGTTAAGTGGTTCTCTTGGGTTCAAAACAACGAGAAACAAGTTGCTGCTAACCGCAAGAAACAAGAGCAAATCAATTCAGCTGGTCAAAAACCACAAGAGTCGGGTTACTTCGCTAATCTTTTTGAAGAACAGAGCGAATCTCAAATCGTGGATGTAACCCCAGCAAAAAAGTTTCCAATGATTGAGGAGGTAGGTCATGCATGAGATTACCTTGAACGAAGTGCGTCAATTAATCGCATCTCTTCGCACTGTTTACGCTGCTCAGTTCAATAAGCAATTTCCAGCAACAGGCGAAAGCGCAATTCCTCTGTCAGTGGTTGAGCAAATCGCACTTAAAACACTGGTTGGCGTTCAACAAAACCAATTTAACAACGCACTTGCTCGATTACTTACAGCAGGTGGACGTTTTATGCCGTCATTTGCTGAGTTTCGCACCTGGTGTATTGGTGAAAGTTGGATGTCTCCAGAGGAAGCTTGGTCACGTGCATGTAAGTTTACGACTGACAGTACCGTGGTTATTACACAAATTACAAAATATGCATTAGACGAAGTGATGTATTTGATCGAAGCCGGCCAAATGCGAGCAGCTCAAGATAATTTCTTCGGAACCTACAACGTGATGGTGGCTAAAGCTCAATTGAAAGGTCGTCAGCAAGAGTTTTACGCTCCACCGCTACAACTAGAACACAAAGAACCTAAACACGTTCCTGTGAGCAATGACGAGGCTCAAAAGCATCTCAAATCTTTGATGGAACGGTTAAAGATTAATGGCCGTAAACCAGCACCAGTACAAAAACTTCAGGCAAAAGAAAAAGAGCCTGAGCTTATAAAAGAGTTGGGCCCTGATCCTTTCGATAATCCACACGAATACGCAGAGATGTGCCGTCGGGAGGGTATGCCAATCCCTAGAAATATTCTTCAGCTAATTGATGGGGCGAATGCATGAAAGCATCTAAATTGATTAGAGATAAAGGACTGCAATACGCGAAGGAAATCGTAGATTCAGCACCTTCTAACGCAACTGAATGGAATGAAGGTTTCGAGTTCCAATGTGGTCAAAGTGTAGAGATTAGCAAGGCTGATCGAGAAAAGTATTTTGTAGACCTTTCTGAACTCAAGCGTCTGGTGGAGTCTTTGGGTTATGTAAGCAGATGGGGCGGCATTGAAAGATGCAAGAAGCTTTACTTTGAAGCTCCATTCAAAAGAGACAAGCACATAAAAGATTTAAAGCGATACATCCGCGATTACGAATCAATATACGGGGACCGTGAAAATGCATAAATGCAACCACTGTGAAGCTGAGCAATTAATTAATTCGTATGGTGGTCTTCCAGAAGCAAAGGCTTACATGAGGCGTTATTTCATGCTGAATGGAGGATTAAGAAATAAGTATCCAAGAACAGGCGCTTTGATAACTCAAAAGATGAATGAATTGCAGAGCGCGATTTTAACTGTAGAGGGCTTAAATAATGGACAGTAAATGGATTGAAGCGCAACGCCGTGAAATGGAAAAGCTTATTTCACCAGAGCTAATCAAGTCGAGAGATTTAGCACGTCAAAGTTACTTCGATCAGATGGAAAAAGAAATGGCTGACCACGTATCACGCTCAATTGAACCACTCAGCGGTAAAAAGCAAAGCACTCTGGTTGAACTAAGGGAGTCAATTGAAAAACTGGCTCAGAAGTATAAACAAGATGCTCATTCATCCAGCCTTTTAGGTGATCAGGATAAAGCGCGAGTTTATAACTGCTTTGCTAATCAATTGGACCATTTGCTGAAAGGTGGTGCTTGATGTCATCAGTCAGCATTGCTGAATACCGCAAGTTATTTCCGATAAAGAAAAATAAAAAGCGGCGTTCAGCAAAGCAAGTTGCCAGACAACCAAGTGTGGGTGAAATGGTTCTGGCAACACATTTAAAAGCATGCAAGATCAGTTTTGAACAGGAATATAAGTTCCATCCTGAACGCAAATGGAGAGCAGATTTTTTAATAACGGGTACAAAGATTTTGATTGAGGTAGAAGGCGGGATCTGGAGCGGAGGCCGTCACACAAGAGGCAAGGGCTATTTAGGGGATATGGAGAAATACAACTCCGCAGCAATGATGGGTTTTACAGTTTTACGGTTCAGCACAGAGCAAGTGAAAGCAGGCGTGGCGATTAAACAAATTGAGCAATTGGTGGGATGAAAATGAATATGCCAGTACAACACATTTTACAATCGGTCGATTGGTCTAAATATAGTTTTGAAGAGTGGTGCCGCCAGCTTGGAGCTTGGCTTAACGGCGATACCGAAACAATGGTCAAAATTGTTAAGACGATGCCAACAAAACGCATCACTCAAAAACAACGTGAAAAATTAATAGCAATGTATATGAGCGATGAAAATTTAAAAGATCGCTTATGTATTCGCCGTAAGGGTACTTGCTGTGAGTTAAATGACAATGAGGCACGTGCAATCCATAGATTGATTATTGATATTAAATTAATCGAAGACAACATTTTACAAGAATGGATTTCAGCAATTTGGTCACATCATGTTATGGGTAATTCATTACGTGATATTGCGCAAAGCAACGATACTTCAGTAAATCAAATTAGACAGGATTTAAAGTGCGGCCTAGCTTACATCAAAAGCCGTAATCCTCATTTTAAGTTTGAAACTTTTGAAAAAAACGCTTGAGTGTGCGCACAGGGATGTGGTATTTTTGTATAAAATGGATTTTTTATATTTAAAAATATTACTAGTTACCTAAGTATATTTAATTCCTCTAAAAAAAATAAGTTCTGCAATATTTTAGAGTAATGTTATTCGAAACCTTTTATGATAGCATCCTCTATAGGCAAGATTGGTGTTTTCGACATAATTTATGAAATTTCAAGTTGAAGTAAAAAATTTCGGTAAAATTAGGGATGCCCGTGTAAATCTGGCTCCTTTTACCGTGATCTCTGGTACAAATTCTTCGGGTAAAAGTTTTTTATCAAAAGCTTTGTATACTTTTTTTAGCACCATTAATAAAGACTATGTAACGATAGAAGTCAAAAAACTATTTATTTCTATATATAACCTTTCTCACTATGGTTTTCATATCACGAGAGACCCAAGTTCTAAAATTATCGAAATTTACCATAATCTGGAAGAGGAGTTAGCGAACCTCGACCGAACTATCAATTCCACTTTTGGTAATTCAACACTTCTTGAACAACACGCGAATAATTTAAATATAGCTGGTAAAATTGAATTAATTGAAGATTTGGTTCAAGAATTACAAGAAGAGTTAAAAAATAAAAAAAAGTACTCCGATTATTATGAGAGAGTTGCATTAGCTCTTAAACAAATTAAAACTTTAAAGGATGCAGTGAAAAGTCCTACAAGAATATTATCTAGAAAATTAGATGAAGAGTTTAAAAATAATTTGAAAGAAAACTTTCAAGTTTTATCTCTTATAGATCTCATATCTAATGATCATAAAGAAAAGATTATAGAATTTAAAATTGAAGGTTTAGGTGAAATTAAAATTGATAAAGAAAATATTGATTTTAACTTAAATACGGATGCAATCTCGGAATTTCAATCTTTGCATAATGTTGTATTCGTAGAGTCTCCAATTTATTGGAAATTAAGAAAGCCTTTAATGGAAATTCAGAAAAGAACTAGAGGCAATTCATTATTCCATTTTAAAAATAGCCAGTCTGAACTTTCAGGCATTCCTAAATTTTTCTTTGATCTCATGGATTTGCTTAGTCTAGACATTAAATCAAATGATGAATCAAATAATTTCTCTAATGTTATTCAAGCAAAAATTAATAAAGCTTTATCTGGTGAATTAGTAATTTCTGAAACTGGAGAAATTTATTTTAATGATCAAGGTTGTTCAAAGAATATTAATTTAAACTTAACTGCAACTGGGGTCACTAATTTAGGTATTATCGGCCTTTTAGTCAAAAAGAATATCATTGCTAAAGGTAGTTTCGTGTTCATTGATGAGCCTGAAGTTAATTTACATCCTGCATGGCAAAAAATAATGGTAGAAAGTCTTTATGAGTTAAGTAAAAATGGCATTAATGTTGTAATTGCAACTCATAGTATTGATATGATTAAATATATTGAAAATATTATGTATGAGTTAGATGATGAGCAGGTTAAGTCCCATTTTGCTATTAACAGACTTTCTAATGATGGTGTATCGATAACAGAAAAACTGAGCCCAAAAGAATCACTACTACGAATAAAAGATGACCTAGGTGAATCTTTTTATAATATGGTACTGGAAACTGGTTGGTAATATGCGTTGTATTAGTACATTTTTAGAAAAAATTGATCATGAAATGCCTAAATACAATGAAATTAATATTAATCGTCAAGCTTATAAAATTGATGGAAATTCAGGCATAAAGCTTCATTGTCAAAAAGGTGAGCTTAAGTCAGTAGATTATTTTGATAATCATCCAGTAAAGGGTTTTTTATACCTAGAGTTTAGTGATTTGATAGCAAGTGATGAACAAATTGCTGCTAAAATAAATGAAATTGAACAATCAAATTTATCTAGGAAGTTAACTAAAGAACTTAGAAAAAATTACACTAGTTCTATTCAACGTGAATTAGTTCAAAAAATCAAGGATACTCTTCATTTGCAACAATTAATGGGTGAGTACATTGAAAATATTCCTGAGTTCTTTCAAACCTTAGGTAAATTCGTTATTGTTATTGCGCCAATAGAGCAAGGTAAACGTTCTGATGTATCAAGATGCATTGATAGGTGGAGATCAGCAATACTTACAAGCATGCCTAAAGGTATGTTTAATGAAGTAATATTTATTACTTTAGATGTTTTTACTGCTTAAGTATTTTAAAGTTTTGAATTTTATGCCACCGTTGAGGTGGTTTTTTTATAGATTGACTATAGAAAAGTCCTTTATGTTCAAGCTTAAGGTAAACATAACCAATATTTTGAAGATCGTGAAGAAAGTATTTTGTGGTTAACTAACTTTATTGGAAAAATTTGTGAGCCCAGAAAGATGCAAAGACAGAAAAAAATCTTCATTAAGTACCTGTGAATTTTAGATGAACCGCCCTTAAAGCGGTTTTTTATTGCTAGTAGAATATTTAAGGTATCTTTTCTAATAGGCACATACTATTAGAGTGTTTTTTATTTATTTTTTAGATTGAAAAGATTGCTATTTAAGTAATTTAAATATAAAAATCTTTATTGATTGAGAGTAGTTGTTATACAGGATATTTATAAGGATTTTAAAATGACAATTATCACATTGCTCGATGTTAAGACGAAGAAGAAGGTGATAGTTCGGTCCGTAATAGACCCAATAGCAAGAATAGACAAAAAAGGGAATATACAAATTATTCAAATTCATAAATGGCTATATGATGAATCTGGAGATTTCGTTGATGAAGACTTATATGAGGCACTCAACAATGGAGAAGTTGGAATATACTTAACTTTGCAGTATATGATCATTAATATTGAAAATTAATTATTTTTTATTTTTAGTCAGTTTGAGTTCTTAGTCTCTAGAGCCTAATGGTTACTACACATAAGACCTTATTAAGTATTACCTATTGATGGGCACATATTCTTTATAACTCTTGATAAGTAAAAAAATTATGTAGGCTAAAAATAAAACTATTTAAAAAGAAATCTTTATCTATTTAAATATGAATATTTGATATTTTTAATTCAATCCCTATTGCTAGTGCTTAAATATTATGCCAATATGAAGTTGGAGATATTTCCGAATAGATATTTCCTATTTCAGGTCTAAGCGTTTTTTTTCGCTAAGCCCATTTCTGAATAAAAATAGGAAGTGGGCTTTTTTATTTTTAAATATTTCAGTATTATCAGTGTGTTGCTTTAAGTAACACTAAACCTTATTGATCAGCGCAAATATCAAAAAAAGGGGGAGCTTGCCTACTAGGCAAGCTTTTTAAATTGATGATTTAAACACAATAATCCATTTTAAAGCTCAATAGAAAGATCAAACTTCCATAGCTTTTATTTGTACTAATTTATTGAATATAATCGTTTTTATAATTTTTAAAATTTTCTTAAACTAAAAATGGAAAATTTCTTGTTGCAACATTGTTATAATAGGACTACCTTAAGAAAAATACTTTATAAAAATGAGGAGCTGCTGAAATGACACAGTATCTCATGTTTGCGGAAAATATTTATAACAAAATTAAAGATGAGGAATTGTTTTCACATGACTGTATTGAAAATATGAACTTACTTATGACATGTATACGCAGAGAAATTAAGGGAACAGAATTTAAATTAAAATATAATTTTATTGATTTTGTTGAATTGTTTAGTAAACAATTAGATGAATGTAAAGTAAAAATAGATGTGAGTTTGATTCCTCCTCATAATTCAGAAGGTGAGTATATTTTATGGTTAGCTGGATTTATCGAAAAAATTACAGAAGGTGGACCTAAACCACCTCCGCCTATAAAGAAATTTATTCCAGAGTATATGAGCTTCAAATCTGAATTAGATTTTTTACCTTCAAATGAGGAAAAAATTCAAACCGAAGGTAAAGAAATTACGGATTACTTTAATTCAAAGCTTTATAAGGCAACTTTTAAGAAGTAATACTATATTGCCTGTGAGTTTAGCCACCGCCTTAGGGCGGTTTTTTTATGGGTGAGAATAATGGATTCTACAGAATACTTTTGGCTTACTCGGAAAAAAGAACCTAAAACCAAGCCTAAATCCAGACCGCTACCTAAAGCTACTCAAAAGTACTTAGAGGCAGAGGAAGAATTTACTGAAGCTTTAGACAATCTGGAAATTAAATACGAAAAGAAATTCCAGTTTAAATCAA